ATGCTGGAACAAATGGGCATAGCGGCCAAAGCAGCCTCGTACAAACTGGCGCAGCTGTCCGGACGTGAAAAAAATCAGGTTCTGGAAAAGATTGCTGATTATCTGGAAGTGCAAAGCGACACGATTCTCAGTGCTAACGCACAAGATCTTGACGATGCGCGGGCTAATGGCCTGAGCGAAGCGCTTCTTGACCGCCTGGCGCTGAATCCCGCTCGCCTGAAAAGCATCGCCGACGACGTGCGTCAGGTGTGCAAACTCGCCGACCCGGTCGGGCAGGTGATTGACGGCGGGCTGCTCGACAGCGGCCTGCGCATTGAACGTCGCCGCGTGCCGCTGGGCGTCGTGGGCGTGATTTATGAAGCCCGGCCGAACGTCACGGTCGACGTGGCCTCGCTGTGCCTGAAAACCGGTAACGCCGCTATTCTGCGCGGCGGGAAAGAAACATGGCGCACCAACGCCGCGACGGTGAAAGTCATCCAGAAAGCGCTGGAAGAGTGCGGGATCCCTGCGGGGGCGGTGCAGGCGATCGAAAGCCCGGATCGTGCGCTGGTCAATGAAATGCTGCGCATGGACAAATACATCGACATGCTGATCCCACGCGGCGGCGCAGGCCTGCACAAGCTGTGCCGTGAGCAGTCGACGATCCCGGTGATCACCGGTGGCATTGGCGTGTGCCATATCTATGTGGATGACACCGCTGAGTTTGAGCCGGCGCTGAGGATTATCGTCAACGCCAAAACCCAGCGTCCGAGCACCTGTAATACTGTGGAAACGCTGCTGGTGAATCGCGCTATTGCCGACACGTTCTTACCTGCTTTAAGCCAACAGATGGCAGAGAGCGGCGTGACGCTTCATGCCGACACTGATGCCCTGGCAACGTTGCAGAAAGGCCCGGCTAGCGTGGTTCCGGTGCAGGTTCAGCAGTATGACGATGAATATTTATCGCTGGATTTGAACGTCAAACTGGTCGATGACCTGGACGATGCTATCGCGCATATTCGACTGCACGGGACGCAACACTCCGATGCGATTCTGACGCGTACGCTGCGCAACGCGGACCGCTTCATCAACGAAGTCGACTCCTCGGCGGTATATGTGAACGCCTCCACGCGCTTCACCGACGGTGCTCAGTTTGGCCTCGGTGCGGAAGTGGCCGTCAGCACGCAGAAACTGCACGCCCGCGGCCCGATGGGCCTCGAAGCGCTGACGACCTACAAGTGGATTGGCTTCGGTGACGACACGATTCGTGCGTAATTGAACTCGGGTGATGCAAAAATAGGCGTTTGATTCTGAAGGCCATTGACGCATCACCCGCAGAGTTTTAACCTTTCACTCCGAAACACATCCCCGGTGTTTTGCAGCACTCAGTGCCGATATAGCTCAGTTGGTAGAGCAGCGCATTCGTAATGCGAAGGTCGTAGGTTCGACTCCTATTATCGGCACCAGTAACCACGCGGGTTCACGCGATATTCACCAGTTCAACAAATGCCTCTTGTGCCATATTTGTGCCATTCCCCGCCAGGAATGAGTCAATTTGCATGGCATGTTGCGTCAGGTGGTTCGGTGCCAAATGCGCATAGCGCTGAACCATCTCAATGCTTTCCCATCCGCCCATTTCCTGCAATGCACTCAACGGCACGCCCGACTGAACCAACCAGCTCGCCCAGGTATGCCTCAGGTCATGGAAGCGGAAACTCTCGATACCAGCCCGCCTTAACGCAGCACGCCATGCCGTGTTAGCATCAGATCGCATTTTGCGTACCGCTTTTGTCCTGGTGCCATCCGGCCTAACGGATGATTTCGTATGAACAAATACCCACCGGTTATGTTTTCCCAGTTGATCCCGTAGCACCTTGCAGGCCGAATCGTTCAGGGCGACCCCAATCGCCCTACCTGCTTTTGCGTCTTCTGGGTGCACCCAGGCAACCTTCCTTTGCATATCAATTTGCGACCATTCCAGATCCGTAATATTGGATCTGCGCAGTCCTGTCGCCAGGGCAAAAATCACCACAGGCTTCATATGATCGGGCAGTTCCCGGATTAGATTTGCAGCTTCTTCTTTAGTCAGCCAGCGGATGCGTTTGTTTTTCGGCACCGGGCATTTGATGTTCGGCGCCTTGGCAATCCATCGCCATTCGTTTGCCGCACACCGTAACAGCGCCCGGATGAAAGCGAGGTGTGTCGTTTTGGTGGCCATTGCCGCCGGCTTATCCTTGAACTCCGGTACCGGCTTACCTTTCCTAAGCAAACTATCTCGCTTCGACTCCCAGTTCATCCGATGCTTGCGATTCACCATCCCGCTTACCGCAGAGAGCACCTTGTCTTCAGTGATCGCTGAAAGGTCCATTCCCCTGAAATGCATCAGCCAGAATCCGATTCGGCTTTTGTCATCATCCAAACTCTTCTTGTGCTGCTTCTCGTTCAGCCAGCGCACACAGGCTTCATCAAACGTGTGCGCCTTGTACTCTCCCATTTTATCGACACGCCAGGCTTCAGCTTTTAGCTGGTCATGGAGCTCCTGCGCTTGCCTTTTGTCCGTTGTCCCAAGAGAACGTCTAATTCTGCTCCCACCAGGCGTAACGAAGTCGCAGTGCCACGTACCGGCACGTTGTTTGATTGACATGCTTTTTCCTCCTGCACATCAACCGCATTCACGGGTTGATTGTGGATCGGGTTCTTCACCGCTGCAACACAGTCTGTTTTGCAGATAAGGTACGGGCTTTTTTTCTTATGCGGATTCTTTCTGGTGGCAGAGAGGCGACCTGACTTAATCCACTGGGCAATCGTGCCTTTGTCCACTTTGAGAAAGGCGGCGGCCTCATCTCTGGTGAAAATCTCTTCTTCCATCGATGTTCTCCAGCGGCCCCGTCGGGGCCGTAATTAATGTTCAGTGCGCCTGCGCCGGCAGGTTACGAAGTTTACGAACCCCAATCATCGCCGTGGCCACATAACTGGAAGGTCGGTTAACCACCTCTACGGTGACCTTTATCCCATCGACAACGACGGTGTAATTAGTCCGGTGTTTCTGCCTACCGTATTCGCCAAATTTTGCATGGTGCGTTGCCAGCGCGGCGTCACAGGCCCGACGTGCCAGCGGGGATTGCTTGCTGCCTCTGTTAATCAGTCGCATGAGGTCTCCTTTTCGGGAGGGTTGCCCCTCCCGTTATCGTTAGCCGATATATTCAGGTTTCATGTCGTCCAGGGTGATCCGGAACTGGTCATGCAGTTCGTCTCCCAGATGGCGGCGCGCGGCAGTTAATGTCGATTCTGCCTTTGCAAATAACTCGTTTGCGTCCGGCTCGCCGGGGTTCGGCAGAGAGTTAATTGCCGCTTCGACTTTGTTGCGGTGATCGACCAGGTGGTAACGCTTAACTGCTTTGTTTTTAAGTTCAGTAAACAGCGCTGTACCCAGCTGAGCTTTAGCGGCTTCGATATCCACGCGAATGGCTTTCGCCGCGTCGACGTTGTCGGCGTTATCAATTCGATTGCGGAATTCACCGGCGATAGCTTCGACATTTGCTGATGATTCCTTGGTGTTGCTGGTGGACTCTGATGAACTCGCGGAGATCTCGTTCAGACTCATGCGCTGTGGTGCCGGGTTGATTTCACGTTCTCCACGTTGATCGACCTCGTCAGGACTGTAGACGCCGAGAATAACTTCCGGACAGAAGAGGCGAGCCCAGTACTTCACCGCTAGGTACGCTATCTGTTGTTTTGGCGCCGTCTTCCAGAGTGGTGAGTTCCGGGTTGTAATATCTGCCAGATAAATTGACTCACCCCAGGTGATTTCCGTTTCTCCACGCAGGACAGCACCGACACGAATAAACAGACCAAGCTCATCGCGGTTATCTTTTTTTCCTGCAATCTTTTCCCAGTCGCCGCCGTACTCATAATGGAAGCGGCCGACGATAGCGCTCGAACTTGAAATCACCGCGTTCACCAGCTGCGCTTCGTATCCCAGTACACCGTTCACAAGGTGCGTTTTCTGTGCCACGGCATAAGGGTTCATTCCCCATTGCATTGCCTGCATGACGATTGCCATGCAGTCAGCAGGTTTCCCTGCCAAATGTTTTGGTACAGTGACGACAGACTGCGCCATCAACTCGGCGAATTGCGTCAGTTGGCCCAGCGCCTGGACATTGAACACAGCATTGCTGGCAGAAATGGTGGTTGGTGTCTGATGTTCAGTCGTTACGATTGTTGTGTTTTCCATCTTCATTCCCCTTATGCCAGGCGCAGCGCTTCAAGCTTGCGCAGGTCGAAATCGTTCAGTTCGTCGGTGTAATCATCGGTGACCGGGGCCGGCCAGAAATCGGTGTCGTATGCCTGCGCCAGAGAGCGCATTGTTTTCTGGTACTCAAGCAGGCCAAGAGTGAGCAAATCCTCTGACGCTTCGATAACCGCAACCCAGTGATAGCCCTCGTCCTTGTTCACGAAGATCCAGAAGAACTGGTCAAAGTCGGCGACATTGCAATACATTCCTGCGCTGACGTGATAGTCGCGGTCGATGATTTCCCGGTGCAGTCTGCCGCGCAGCCCGTCCTGCTTAACGCGGCCCATGCTGATCGTCTTCAGGTCGACTCCGATGCGCACACCGTTGATTTCAACTTCAAGGTCAGGGCGTACGCGAACCTCAAGTCCTGTTTCATCGTCCATTCCGAAGTAGCTGGTTTCGACCGCACGGGAAGGGTGGCGAAGCAGTTTCCCGGCTGATTCATGATTCAGGAGAGCCTGCTGGATGGCTGTTGCCAGCTCCAGTTGTTCGCTGCTCAGGATGGTCTTGCCAGCTACGCTTTCACGCCACTGCTGTTCGAATTCGTCTGCAAATATTGCGTCGGGATTCACTGCGCGAATTGCTTCCTGCAGTTCTTCTTTTTTCCCGGTGAGCTTCAACTGCTCGGTCTTCGGTTTATCTACGTTGTATTCACGGATGAACGCTTTGAGGGAGTCAGTTGTGGTGAATGCTTCCGCCGGTGTGCCAGGAAACACAACGAACTCTTCTTCAAGTTTTTCTGGCTCCAGTGCCATCGTGTGCGCCAGACTGCCAAACGTCAGTGCGTCGCTGCTTTCACGGCGGATGGTTTTGGTGACATGGCGGCCGTGGTAAAACATCAGGCTGACACGGGCATCTTTTACCTGCGTGCTGCTGATGCCGTTCGCTGAGTGGTAGACCTCATTTGGCAGCCCTTCATAACGGCCTGGTTCGAAGTAAGCCGGGAACTCGATATTCTGTTCTTCTGGCACAGGCGTTTCATGCTCAGGCTCACCGAGCTCTTCTTTCAAACCTGCTTCCATTTCCGCATAGGTAGAATCACCCATTGCTGCACCGCAGTCAGGGCAATGGCCGCCACCAATCGCGCCGCAGCCAGTGCATGCTGTTACGGTATTTGTCTTCGAATCATCTGCCACAGCGCCTTCGTCTGCTGATACCGCAGAGTTATCTTCGCTTTCGGTGTGCTCAATCTCTTCCATCTGCTCATTGCTGGTGGTCTCGTTGTTATTGCCATAGAGTTTTGAAGACGCCATCAGGCCTTCAACAGAGAAGATGCCGTTGCCCTGGTTTTCGAACTCAGGTTGTTTGGTTTTCGGCTGCTCTATTTCAGCTGTTTCCTCGTTGGTGGTTGCTGCGGTTTGGCTGGTATTTTCTTCCCACTCTGGGTAACCGTTTGAACGGGCTCCGCTTTCGTACACGCCGTTTTCTGCTAACCAGCCGCGCGCCTGTTGACGCAGGTCTTTAACCGGTTTTTCGCTGTCCCACTTAATCGCACGAGTAACGCCAAAAATGGTCTGCGTGTCGTATTCAAGGATATCGGTGATGCCGATCAGTGTTTTGGTAGCGGTGGCAAAAACGGGCTCGTCGCGGCTCTGAAGACCTTTTGCACCTGTGAGCTGGACACGGCTGATTTTTCCCGGCTCGGCGTCTGGGTATAGCTGAGCAATGGCTACCTCGTTACGAAGACCGGCGGTCGATTGTGGAACGGCTCGCGTGTAGCGTTCGGTTTGCTGTGACTCTGGCTGCTGCTGAGTTACTGCTGAAATACGATTACCTGCGGCCCATTCACGGGCGAGAATGCCCCGGTCGATGACTTCTGTCGCCAGCCAGGTTTTAGTAAACTGCAGGACCAGTGAAAGCTCGTGGCGCTTTTCCTGGTCGAATACTTTTTTGATAGCGTCGGTGTATTTCCACAGGTTGGCGCTGTCGAACTTTTTCAACTCAGAACAGTTTTCAGCAGCCAGCATCAGATTCTGGATATAGCCGTTATCCGTATCCATTTCCATCGCGGAAATTCCTGCATGTTCCGCGCGGGTGATGTGGTGACGCAGTTCGTCAGTGGTCAGTTGCGCCAGCAGCTGCTTGCGGAATGGCATCTGAATAACCGGGTAACGTGTACCTTCATCGTCGTCTTTACAGATGGTGAGGCCGTTCTCGACCCGGTCGACGTCAGATGCAAGGTTGCTCCCTTCAGAAGATGTTGTGCTGGCTTCCTCCACGACTTCAGCGCGTACTGCGCGTTCTTTTGCGAGCCAGTTATGCTCTGCCTTCACCAGCCAGGTACGACCATCTTCGCCGAGCGTGTAGCGGGTGCAGAACTCGAAATCAACTTTCCCCTCATCTGGCAGGCCATCAATCACCGGGAAGTCAGTGCGAAGCGCTTTGTTGTAATCCTGCCCGCGGCCGGTTTCGATATCGGCATCTTCCAGCAGAACATCAAGCTGGAGGTTGGCACGAGCTTCGGTTTTTGCAGAGAACCAAACAATCGCATCGGGCTTGCCTGATTTCTGAGTAGCCTTGATCACATAAAAGAATTCCATGTGAGATCCTCTTTTTTGGGTGTTAAAATCCCCGAGCCATTGATAGCGCCCATTGGGTGTTTTTTTTGGTTTTGTGTGTTTCCGGTGTAACTTTGGTCGGTGTCACCGGACGTAGAGCCCGCCTTGCGCGGGTTTTTCGTTATGCTTCGTGGGCCATCAGGTCGTAGGAAGCACAACGTACAGAGCAGTAATCACGTTGTTCGCGCGCCAGCTGTGCGCCGCGGATAAAGATCAATTCGTTTTTCACTTCCTTCCCTTGCTCGATCGGCTTGCGGCAATATGTGCATGTCTTTTGGTTATGCATCCGGATCCCCTTTCTGCGCCAGCAAGTAGCAAAACTTGCGTAAGAGCACCTCAATATAATTCAGCATTACGGCCTGCTGACGGGCTGGTTTACGTGCGAAATCAATCATTACGATCTCCTTGTTATGCCTGTTTTTTTGCCACTTCAGGCTCGGTGGTATACTGGTGTTCTCACACGACCAGTAAGGAAACAAAATGGCAGCTCGGCCAATTAGTGTTTTTTGGTTCAAAAACCTCGATCAGTACGAGTCATGCAAAGAAATACTGACCGATTCGTGGGTACTACCTGACGACTATCGGGACTGGCTCATCCGCTTCAATGAGATGATTGATCGTTATGAACGCAGCGGTATCGAGGTGATCAAAGTAGAGATAGAGCCCAACGAGTTCTCCAACTGGTGCCTCTCCAACGGGTGTGAGGTAAGCACCAAGAGCTGCAATGACTTCGCTGTTTTCCATGGCAGCAGCAATGCGCTCCGCTACAGAGATGATGATTGGGGATATGAGTAAACAAACTCGCCCTTCAACCTTGAACATTTCGATTTTCATTTTCCCCAGCTCCTCGTAGTTAAACCCTGTATCCAGTAATTCCCGTGATGCAGGGTTTCCAATCTCATCGCCTTGTCGCCGGCCAGCGGAACGTTTCACCTGATGCGCGTTGATTGATCCACCTCGCCCGGTTTTTGTGAGCGTGCTGCCTTGGTGGTTCGTTGCGTTGGAATAAGTAAAACACTGCTTTACTTTTAAGTCAAGCGTGATGGAATCAAAAAGTACAGTAATGCTTTACAATGATGATTGGAAAACTGCCACTGGCTAGTGGATTTCACTCTTTAGGTTTGCGTGATGTGCTCAAAAAAACATCAATTGAGATATTGTTATGGCGAGAGATAATGAGTTTTTCGCGGAGATGCACCCGCAGATAGTCGAGGTTTTGGGACTTGCCGTTATGCAGCTGTTAGTTGTGAAGCGGGAGGTGTCGCGAGAGTCGATTTCGGAGATGATTCAGGTGTTGTGGCAGGATGGGGATGTGGATTTGGCAGTGGAGTTGGCGCTTGATGTGCTCGCGTTATCGAAAGAGTAGGCCATGAAAAACCCGGCACAGTGGCCGGGTTGTTACGCTGCTAAAAATTTGATGATAACGCCTGTCGCTAAGCCAACGATGGCAATCATGGAACCAATAATTGTTAGAGCTTGGGTCCGAAGTGCGCTATGGAGGTCGGCTTTTACATTTGCAACCTCCACTTTAATGGCTGATGTATCTTCTTTAGTAGCGTAGTTGGATTTAATCACTGCAATATCGGTTGCCATAGTTGCAACCTTTTCTTCAAGAATCTTGATGCGATGCAGCATATCTTCTCCTCCACCATTACCCCCACCATACTGGCTATCATGGGGGGGATTTTCTGCAGATTCAACTCTGCGGCGGTCGCTTGGCAGGCGATGTATTGTTCCCATTTTCAGCTTTCCCAACCTGAAGAGACAGAAAAATAAGTTTCAAGTTCATGAATCGTTTTCCAGTCAGGGTCCTTATTCCTCGCCTTCGAAACCAATTTTAGCAAAATTCTATAGGTTCCAGCTGATGCCATAGTAAATCTATCTGTAAGGGATATGTAAGAAACAACCTCACCATTCTTCCCGGTAAGCTGGTGATATGTTGATGTCTCTTTTTCTTCTTTTGGCGCGATAGTAACTTCCTTGTCATCTTTAAATACCTGCATGAGAAGGGAGTACAGTTGGTTGTCATCCATGTCAACAACGCCAACAGTGAGTATTAAAAAGCTCTCGCCAGAAATTTCATTCCAAGTGAAATTGATCTCAGGTGGTGTGCGACCCATTACATAACCTGGCTTTGGCTGGGTTGGGAATGCAAATGCTAATTTGGCTGTCATTTTGAAATTCCAATTCCAAGATGGATGCTTTCACAAGCAATTAATTACGATACCCCTTCTGCTGCATCATGCCAAAGGATCGACACAGCCCCGGTTTAAAGGCGAGGTCCACTTACTCCGCATCACCCCTAATCCTGCGACTCATGTACTTCTCGTACATTTCGTCCAACTCCTTCAGGCGTAGAGAGAAGATTCGCATCATGTTCTGCTGTTCTTCCGTCGGTAGCTGGCGGTAGAGCTCAAGCAGGCGCTGTTCGTCTGGTTTTAGCCCGTCTTTTTCTCCGACATCTTCACCCAGCAACCATGGGACTGATACGCCTGCTGCATCTGCCAATGCCAATGCGGATTCTTTGCTGATTCGACCGGTTTTAAACCAGCCGGATACAGCCTGTTTGCTGACGCCAGCAACCTTGGCCATCTCAGTTTTTGAGAAGCCCTTATTGTTCAGGTCTGTCAGCCTGGAAATCAGGTCGTTTGTCGATGTGTTGTCGCTCATTCCGTCATTGTAAATGATTGCTTTACCCATAGATAGGCAGGTATTGTTTGACTGATTGGTAAATTGATGCTTTACTTCCGTCACCTAAGGAGGTCCTATGACTGGTATTGAAAACGCTATCCGGTTGTCTGGTTCAGCAAGCGCGCTGGGCTCGGCAGTCGGTGTATCAAAAATGGCTGTGTCGTTATGGAAAAAAAATGGGGTTCCGTCTACACGCGTTATCCAGATTTACAAGGCAACTGGTGTGACTCCCCATGATCTTCGGCCTGACTTATACCCAAACGCAACCGATGGATTGCCAAAACAGGGAGCTTAACCATGCAAACTCTCAATGCTCATCAGAATACAGCCTTCCACGTTAACGCTTTGATAAATCGTTATCAGGGGCAGCCCACACAGGAAACCACGCCGGACCAAATCCGCGCCGCTGTACGCGCCTGGGCCGCCTCAATCAATAACCAGGACGTCGTCACTGGTCTCATCGTTGAAGAGTGGGAACGGCAGGGTGGTTGCGAGCTGGATTTTCCCGCCGAGCTGAGCCGCCAAAGACAGAAATTCTTTCGTTGGCTGGACGGCAGTTCTTCGACGGCTAACGCCAACATCAAATTACTGACTCCCGCCATTCTCGCGGTGTTGCCACTGGAGTTTCGTGGACGCCTGGCGGCAGAAGACAGCTTCATGGCGCGCATGGCTGCGATGGAAAAAGAAATCAGTGAGGCGAAACAGGTCGTGATGCTCAACGCGCCACAGCACCAGAAGCTGAAAGAGCTGAGTGAGGGGATTGTGGAGCTGTTCCGAGCTGACCCTGAGCTGACCGGCCCGTTGATGGCGATGGTCACTTCAATGCTCGGCGCTATATGACGGGGGAATGCCATGAATCATCTGGAATTCATCGAAAAGCACGTCCGCGAAGAGCTGATCAAACAGGGCTTTACTGTTTCAGTGGCGCAGGGGGGGGCATACCAGGCAGTCGACATGTACAAGCGTATGAGCCAGGCCAGCCGCAAGGGGAGGATTTTCGATGATGTTTTACGACACGCGAAGCTATGGGCAGAGAAGCAAACACTGCCATGTGACAAATTCGACAAGAAGCGCGTTAAGCGCAGGCAGCCACAGCAAGGGCTGTTCTGATTGGGTGAAGACTGGTGTGCGTCAACACAGTCAGTCTTCGGGTGCAAAAACTGAGAGTCATTGCGGAGCAAGTATGTCAAACACCGCTGCAGTAATCAATTTTCCGATGAGAACCGAACGTTCGGGAGGTCAAATGGCCGACCTGGCTAACGGGTACACCAAGGTTGCAAACGAGATACAGAAGCTAAAACCCCGCCTGCGGATGTCGGGCCGGGAGTGGCAGTGTCTCGAAGCAATTATCTGGCTTACCTATGGATGGAACAAGAAACAGGACCGCGTGACAAACACCGTGATTGCCGAACTGACACAGTTGGGTGAGTCGCATATTTCCGACACAATCAAATCGCTGGCAGAGCGTAAAATTATCTTCGCTCATAAGCAGGGCGTGATGAAAACTGTCGGTATAAATACTGAGCTTTCTGAGTGGATTTTAGCCAAGCCGAAAACGGGAAGACTTTTCCCAGAAACGGGAAAACCGTTACCGAAATCGGGAAAACCTTTCCCGGAAACGGGATACACCCAATACAAGAACAAGAACAATATAAAACCCTCTTCGTCTCGGAATTCTGAAGAATCCCGAAACGAGAAAATTCAGAAGTTCCTTTCTCGTCATCCAGAAGCTGCTGAAGGGATTTATACCCCCGCAGGAAAATCTTGGGGAACTGCTGATGACCTCAAGGCTGCACAGTGGATTTTCGCCAGGCTGCTGACCGTCAATGCATCGCTGTCTGAACCAGCTTGGGTTGAATGGGCCAACACCATCCGACTGATGCGAGTACAGGACAACCGCAGTCATTTTGAAATCTGCGACTTGTTCCAGTGGGCCAACAAAGACGACTTCTGGAAAGACAACATCCTCAGCCCTTCCAGTCTGCGTAAGCAGTGGAACCAGCTTTCCACCAAACGCCTTCGTACTAACGGCGCAGGCCAACCTGCCCGCGGTGCCATCGACCTGAATAACACTGACTGGATTGACGGAGTGCAGGTATGAGAAACCTTTCCGAGCAGATGCTTCGCTTTGACCAGGAGCAGGCACGCCGTGTAGCACACAACCTTCCTGACCAGTACAGCGAGCGTGAGCAGACACAGCAGGTCGCGCAGATCATCAACGGTTTGTTCACCCAGCTCATTGCCGCGTTCCCGGCAAGTCTGGTAAATCGCAGCCAGGAAGACCTGAACGAAATTCGCCGCCAATGGGTGCTGGCGTTCAAAGAAAACGGGATCGACACCATGGAGCAGGTCAACGCCGGCATGCGCATGGTTCGCCGCCAGGAGCGCCCGTTCCTGCCGTCGCCTGGGCAGTTCGTCAAATGGTGCCGTGAAGGGCGATGCGCATTGGGGCTCACAGCAGACGACGTCCTGACCGAGTTCTGGAAGTGGCGCAAGCTGGTATTCCGCTACCCAAGCAGCGAGCAGTACCCATGGGCCAAACCAGTCCTGTATCACATCTGCCTCGAACTACGCCGCCGCAGCACTGACGGCCAGTTGTCTCACAGTGAACTACAGCGTGAAGCTGAAGACATTCTCGGGTACTGGGAAAAACGAGTTCTGGCAGGTAAGCCAATCCCACCGGTTCGCCGCGCACTGGCCGCGCCCACAGCCCCGAAAGGTCCGACACCAGCCGAGCTCCTAAAAGCTCAGTACGAGCGGCTGAAATCTGGAGGGAAAGCATAACCATGGCCAGACCAAAAACACCTGAGCAGAAGGCTTTCTGCATCCAGAGAATTATCGAACTCACCCGGCGACATGGGCGGCTCACCGTCGGTGAAGCTACCGCAATGCTGGGCCTGTATCGCGGTACCACAGAGAAATATTTCCATGAAGCAGCTGCGCGCGCAGGTCTGATTCGTTATGGCCGATGCGGCCTATTCCGGGACCAGCGTGCGGTAATTGATTTCGACCTCAAGCGGTTCAGCTATGGCGCCAAATCAGCAGCCAAAGAATTTAAACCAGACGTCTTCATCGGCCCTGTCATGCGCCGGGTGAAATTTATTTACGGAGCATCAGCATGAGCATGAGTAAAACCAAAGACCTCATCGCTACCGGGCACGCTCTGGAGAAAGAAATGACGGATGTACCAGCTGTGCTGGGGCATGAACTGGCGACGCAGCTGGATTTGCAACGTGCTCGAGCCGATGTGTTGGCTGATGCAGAGCAGCAGAATGCCGAGCTGGAAGACGAAAACAAGTACATTCGCAATCGCTTCAAAGAACTTGACCGGATGTTCGGTAAGTACCTGCTTGTGATGCAATCTGCGATTATCGACTGGCGCAATACTGGCGACACCAAAAACGGGATGGCCTGGATTTTTAACACACTGCTTGGCTCCGGTGAGCTACCCAGCGAGGACGAGAAAGACGCTCAGGCCTATTTTGACCGCGAACACGCGCCACTCGACAAAGAGTTGATGGATCTTCACCAGTGGTTTTGGGAGCACCATAATCGCAATGAAACCAAAGGTCTTGTTATTCAGGACGGTGATGCATGAACAGAATTGTCGAAGGCAAAAAATACTGCTACCGCTATTACGACGGGAACGACATTGAAGGGCGGCCGATCGTAACTTTGTGGAAGCGTGTAATCATCCGCGAGACAGACAAGACTTTCTGGCACGTAGAAGATCTACCGTACATGACCAATGAACAGCTTATTCAATACCGTGCTGGTGGGCAACGAACCAACCAGAAACACCATGTTAAACGCTGCATAAAAGGTGCAGATCGCTCCAGCTACCATTACACCAAAGAAGAGGCTTTGCAGGCATTTGTTCGCCGCAAAACTCACCAGATTAGCAAGATTCAGCTCGCAGAAGAGACTGCGCGCTTATGTTTAAAAGGGCTGCGCGATGCGGGGATAATCTCTAAACATTATCGATGCAAAGTTGAGATGCTTCCGGAAAGCGACACGTTTCTGGCTGCAAGTGTACTAGGTCCAATTGCTTCTGAATACAGTTGGGGAGAATACTGATGGTTAATAAATCATTAACTCGAACAATAACTTAAGAATAAATTAAGCCGCTGAGTCTTTTCCCACTGCAAGAAAAGGCTCTTGGTTTAATGCTGTGAATGATGCTTCATTATTTAGAAGGCGAATGAAATATAGCTTGTTTTTTTGGGAGGAAAGTTCTACTAACCCGGCTTGGTTGATAATGATGTTTCGACCAAGAATTGGAAAGTTTTGAATTAATGTTTGGATGTTTGCTATGTTTATAGCTCCACTCTGTATCAAAGGGCTATTGGCCGTAGTCGCGAGCCTGCGCATGAAATTTCTATTTTTATGCATGTCATTAAAAATATCTAAAGGGTTTTGATAGTTTGTTACATCCAATATATTTAATGCAATTATATGTGGGGTTGCATTTGCTGCTAAATTGTTGATGACTTGTTCTAGACCATAAGCCCTTTCAAGTAAGTTGATGTTTAAGGCGTAATATTTGTTGTTGTAGTAGAAGAAATCCACATTTCCATTAATGTCAATGCTATCATGACTAACCTCATCGAGGGTTCTTCCATTTGCTGAGTAATAAGAGAGTTTTGTTTTTTTATGTAACGCAATCGGGTACTTATGCTGGTAAACAACAACACCATTGCCTTGCCCATCACAGAGGTAATATATAATCCCTTTAACAGTAGATAAATTTTGTTGTCTAAAATCAAAGGTTGGAGGTGTGTTATTAACTCCAAAGCTAAGTACGTCAGCCATTTTTGCTAGAGCGGGTGGAAGATGATTTATGACTTGATGGTCATATTCATGAACTTGCTTATCGCGGCTAAGTAACGAAGAAACCAATGGTAAAGCTGCCTGCCCGACATTTGGGTCAATAACATCACGTTTGAGTGACTGACTGAAAGACAGTGTTAATTTCTGCTCCGCTCCAGGTTCTAGCGATACGCTGTATATGCCCACCTGTCCTTGATGCTCTGCTACGAAATATGCTTCACCTGATAGATTGGCTGAGTTTAATATGTTGTCGATTGCTGTAAACATTTCGTCCTCGATTATTAAATTATTTTCGCAAGGCAAGTGTTGTTATCTAACCTTATATATTTTATCGTGCTGCTATTATCAATTTCACCGTGGCAGATTATTACAAATTCCTTTGTGCCTCTATCGATAATATTAGCTTTGAAAATTCTAAAGCCAAGTAATGCTAGTGATGGGTTTGAATAGAATCTATTTGTCTTTACATATATCATTCCTATGGCTACTATCATTATCAATAGATTTAACATTGTTCTCTTGCTGTTTACATCAGTAAAAACTAACGGCATGACATAGGTCGTCAAAAACTCAAGGTGCTCATGGCTTTCATTTCTAACATCAGAAACAGTGCAAGCCACTGACCAACCAGAGTTAAAAGATAGCAGCAGATAAAAGAATATTAAAAAACCAGCTAAGATCATTACAAAACTAGATGCAAACACTATGTTTTTTGGTGTGATTTTAGATAACAAAACTGCTGCATTTTTATCTTCTAAATATGTTGATATTGAAATGAAAATATTTTTATCATATGACATTATAAAAAGAGATATGAATAATAGCCATAAAGATAATATATATAACGCATACTTTAAACCTGTTCTTTTTTTCATGGTCTACATCTCTTGGATTAATATGAATTTTGTATCGTTAATCTTGTTCTTTGTTCATAGTTAGACACTTCTAACAACAGGTTGGAACTCAACTGATACGTAAAGAGATGGGTAGGTATTGCTGAAAATTCTTTTCTTACACGCTACCGCCACAAACACACGTCAGTGAGTCTGGGAGCAGTTAAAACACAAGGTTAGCATCATGATTTTACAACCATTTAGGTATCATAAGCTAGCTCTGTTCCCCTAACCATTCTTTGATTTTGACTGTTTTAATATACAGTGCTTTCCTGCGTGTTCAAACCTGTTCTTCCGCCTTCGACACCAGAGCTTGAGGCGTTTTCTCTGGCAGCTACCATTATTTGACCGTTATTCCTGGGTTGAGCCGTATGGTATGCCCCGTCGTAGACGTTCGTTCTTGAGAGTATGAGGTGATGGATAAAAACCAATTACGGCGAGTGCTTCCGGATGATTCGTGTCTATGAGAAGGTGAATCTGCATAGCTGATTTATGCATTAATGGCATGAGGTGTAATTTGATTGTGACATGGCTGAACTGAATTCTCTGTACCGTTTACACTACACTCGAGAAGTGCGTTGGACGGGGGCATTTAGCTTGCCATGGGAAAAACAATAGCATAAACAAAGGCATGGCTTTTGCATAAAGTGCTTTTAAGGGATTGAACATTTTTCGGTATGGGTATACTGTATAAAAACACAGTGTATTTGTCAGGGGGGAATTATGAAAGTTGAAGTCACCATCGATCGAACAAAGAAACTTCCAGATGGTGCGGTCCCGGCACTCGAAAAAGAGTTGCTAAAGCGCATCAATCAGAGCTATTCCGACTGCAAGTTAACTGTGCGGCGGGCTGGTTCGGATGGCTTGAATGTCACCGGCGCTGAAAAAAGCGATAAAAAACGAATTGAAGAAATCCTGCAAGAAACATGGGAAAGTGCGGATGACTGGTTCTACTGAGCAACAGGAAAGCAACGGCACATGGTATGACGTTGTTCGCCGTGATGACCAGGTGGTTGTCTTCAGCTTCCCGACAGATGGTCGTTATTTGATTTATCGCTCCAATGGCTTGGTATCGTGTCGGCCGATGCTTGAGGAAGAAGAAATTTTTACTCTGAATGGTTTTATGCAGTTTGCGACAAGGCTCGGCTACCGCGTTATCCCGCCGTCTGATATTATTAAATCATAGGTCTGAACAACCTATACCTGATGCGCCACGGAGAATGCCATGGCGCACGAACTACAACTCATCAAGCACCACACAGGAATACTGATCCCGGCGACACCCGAGACCAGCGAAATCCTGCAATCAAAAATTAAGCTCGGCGATGTTCTGATTGCTGAGTTCAAAAAAGTGCGGAATCCGGCCTTTCATCGCCGCTTCTTCGCTCTTCTCAATCTCGGCTTCGAATACTGGGAACCGACCGGCGGCGCAATCTCAAGCAACGAGCGCAAGCTGGTGACCGGCTATGCAAAATTCCTGTCTGCGTATGGCAGCAACGAAAGCGCACTGCTTGATGCGGCTGAGCAATATCTGGCACAGGTGGCAAGCCGCCGCGTAACCAACGGTATCAGTCTCTGTAAATCGTTCGACGCATACCGGTCCTGGGTAACTATTGAGGCCGGGCACTTCGACGCCATCGAGCTGCCAGATGGCACCCTTCGAAAACACCCTCGCAGCATCTCTTTTGCCAGCATGGACGAAGTTGAGTTTCAGCAGCTGTACAAGGCGGCGCTCGACGTTCTCTGGCGATGGATCCTTTCGCGTGCATTCCGCAGTCGCGCTGACGCTGAAAATGCCGCCGCGCAGCTGCTTGGCTTCGCAGGGTGATGGCGATGAAACATACCTGGTTCCATTACCCCGAATGCACGACAGAGCAGGCCGACCTGCTGGTGGCCCAATACCGGGCGCGCGGAGTTAAAACAGAGCGCAGCCTCAATCGCGATTACAAGACATGGACTGTCAGCGCGTTCCTTCCCACCGCCAGCAAGCCGGCCAGGCCGGATAACCGCTGGCGCAATCGGGTGTGGGGGTGAACATGGCTAAATTACCGCGCCGGAAGTGCGCGAACAAAGAATGCCGCCAGTGGTTCCATCTTGCGCGCAACGGGCAGTTGGTGTGCTCTTTTCAGTGCGCCAGCGCCGTCGGCAAAGAACAAGCCCGGAAAGCGCGTGAAGCCGCATTGCGCAAAGATCGCAGCCGCCAGCGCGCAACGGAGAAAAAAGAGCGCGCCGCGTGGCAGGAGCGCAAGGATGCCGTTAAGCCGTTATCTCACTGGATCAACATGACGCAGCGCGCATTCAACGACTGGCGCCGTGAGTTCCTGCTGACCGCCGGTCATGGCTGCATTTCCTGCGGCACCAAAACGGCATTCGCCTGGCACGCAGGACATTACCGCACGACCGCTGCCGCCCCGCAGCTACGTTTCACCGAAGACAATGTCTGGCTTCAATGCTCGGCCTGCAACGTCCATAAGTCAGGAAACATCGAGGCTTATCGAGTTGCATTAGTCGAAATGGTCGGAGAAGAGAAAGTGCAGGCTCTGGAATCTAACAACGAAACCCACCGATACACCCGCGAAGAACTGGCCGCCATCCGAGCAGATGCCAGGGCGAACCTGCGGGCGCTGAAAAAGCAGGAGGCCGCGTGACAAAGGAATCCATCAGCGTACTGAAAACCCACTGGCAACGTCTGCGCCTATACCATTTTTCCGGCTCAGTGCTGACCGACTATCGAATCATCCGTAACGCAGTTCGCTTACTTCAGAGAGCAGGAGCCATGCAATGAACCTTGAATCAATCGCAAAATACTTTGCGCCAAAGTCGCCAATGTTTAGCGACTCCTCTCGGGCCACTGCCACCGATAGTCTGACCGGAACGGACGTGATGGCAGCGCTTGGTCTGGTTAACGCCAAGTGTGGATTTGGTTTCGATCTCTACCTCGCAAAGATAGGCATCAGTACCCCTGACCGGGCAATGGAGGCGCTTTATGAATCATCCGTCGCAATATCCCGACGCTTTAAATCAATTACTGTACTCGATGAAACAGTTCGCCGCCGGGTTCTCGAAATCCTGTGCGCTTTTGCATATCAGGATTATGCGCGCAGCGCGGCAAGCGTGCGCCGCTGTGACTGCTGCAATGGCAGCGGCTTTACCGAAGCAGAGGTATTCACAAACAAAGTCTCCTTTCCGTGGGGAAAAGCTCCGTACTGGGCGAAAATGTCCCGTGCTGTGGGGCCAAGCGATTGGGAGAAATGGAACTCTGTTCGTGAGGCGGTCAAGGTCAAGTGTAAGACCTGTGACGGAAAGGGCGTTATCAGCAATGCGTGTCGCTGCCATGGGAAAGGGAAGGTTCTGGACAAAAAAGAAACTGAGCTACAGGGCGTTCCAGTAATCAAAGAGTGCGATAGATGCTCCGGGCGCGGATACTCCAGACTGAAATTCGCACTGGTTATGGATGGTGTTCGGACTGCGTGGGATGTGAAGAAGACTACGGCTTACCAGCACGTGCAACCGCTGTTTGAGCTGCTGGTGGAGGAATGTCATCGCCAGGAAGGATACGCAGACCGCGCCATCATGTCTGTTACAAAGTAGAAACCTAGAAGAAAAAGTATTGAGGTTTGCGGAATTTCTGTCTAGGATCAATCCTAACGCTGGGAATCCGTTCAATCGTTACGACCCGCGAAATCATTCAAGCCCGAGGTTAACGCCTTGGGCTTTTTGTTTGCCTCAAAATATTCGGCTCACATGATGAGCCGATAATAAGAGCCATTCGGCTCACTGCCTCACCCTCACATTGCCCGCCCTGTCGCGGGCTTTTCTATTTGTGTCGTCGGGGCCACCCCTGTGTGCTTCGGCGTCAATCCACCCGGCGGCACATCTCCACTACACACGGAATGACTATGTCTGAGCCAATCACTATTGCGGGCGGGATAACTGCCGGAACCATGGGGGTGACAATCGCTGCTTTGTTCCCGGAAGCCACGCCCGGAGTGATGCTATTCGCGCTGATGGGATCTGCGCTCTACGTTCTGACGTCTGAGCCACATCAGCTCTGGAAGCAGGCTATCTTTGCAGTGATTTCATTCCTTGGTGGGGTATCGTTCTCCGGGCCGATGGCAAAAATCATGGCGGCAATTCTCAATTCGGCGCTCAGTATGCTGACGCCGCCAGTAACGGTTGAAGTATCCCCAAATATCGGCGCGCTGGTCGCGTCGTCAATCGCGGTGGCAATCCTGCTCCGCATTCTCGCCAAATCCAAAAACGGGAAGCTCCCGGGTATGGAGGAGGATGACAAATGACACTGGCCTCATTGCTCACTCACGCTAACGCCATTGTGTGTCTGCTAATCATGTTCAGGCTCCTTTTCTTCAATAAGAAAGGGAAGTCTCATCGCCCGGCGGTGGCGCTATTCGCATATCTGATAATTCTCGCATCTGGGTATATCGCATTTCGCATTGCGCATGGCGACTATGCGCAAGCAGACCCCAGTGAGTTCATGTTAAATCTCGCCGTATGTATCAGCGTCTGGCTGGCCGGCGGCAATCTGGCAAAGTTTGTAAGAGGTTACGATGCAACTCATTAGCCCTCAGGTTAAAGCATTCTTCGATATGCTTGCCTGGTCGGAAGGAACATCAACCAATCCAGCAACGAAGCAGGATGGCTACGATGTGATTGTGACCGGCATTGATGGCAAACCTGAAGTGTTCACGGACTATTCAGATCATCCGTTCAATAAAGGGCGCCCATCGAAGAAAATCAACAGCAAAGGCCTGACGTCTAACGCCTCCGGGCGCTATCAATTCATGCTGAAGGATTGGGCGCACTACAAGACCCAACTCGGATTACCTGATTTTGGCCCGGCGTCGCAGGACCAGTGGGCCTATCAACTCATTAAAGAGCGCAAAGCTATTCCTGATATTGAAGCCGGAAACATACGCAGAGCCATCGACCGTTGCAGCAATATCTGGGCTTCACTTCCTGGTGCTGGATATGGACAGTTCGAGCATAAGGCTGAGAACCTGATCGCCAAATTCAAAGAAGCGGGCGGCAAAGTAAATGAGCCGAAATCATGACGGAAGCTATCTTAGCGCTGTTGAAAAAAATCTGGCTGCCAATCGCACTTATCGCTGTCATTAGCGGCTTGGTCTGGTCAGCAAATCACTACCGTGACAACGCCATCGAATACAAAAAGCAACGTGACGATAAAGCCCTGGCGCTGGCGCTGGCGAATGCCACCATCACCGACATGCAGACTCGTCAGCGGGATAACGCTGCACTGGATGCCAAATACACGAAGGAGCTGGCTGATGCCAAAAAGCAGCTTGATGATTTGCAGCTTTGCGTTCGCTCTGGCAAGTGTGGGCTGCGCGTCAACGCCAAATGTAACGCGAACGGAACGACCGGCACCGGCGGCCTGGGCGTTGCTTCCGGCCCCCGACTTACTGACTCCGCTGAACGGGATTATTTCACCCTCAGAGAGCGAATCGTCACAGTGACGAAGCAGGTTGGATATCTGCAGGACTACATCCAACAGCAATGTACATTTTAAACCATCCTGTTGAGCAAAGGATCTGATGAGATTAATCTTGATGGGTTCAAGTTAACGCAGGATAAGGTGATGTCATTTTTTGAGGGCTTTCTGAATAACCCAGATAAACTTTCATCGTTCGTAGGTGCGGCAGCTGCTCTTTGTATTCCACTTTTTTTTAATGCAGTGAAGGAACTTCTCTTCGACATAAGAAAGCGGAAAACGGAAAAAAATTATATTGCTGTGCAGCTTATTTATTTGCTTGATGACTTTGTCTCTTCCTGTGGGGAGGTCTCTTGGGATAGAGGATTTGATCCGTACTATCCCGAGCCTGATGAACATGAGTACGAAGCTCAAGCCCAAGTCCCGGTGTTCGATTTGCCATCGGTTAAGGGTGATCAGAAATATCTCGAGCCTATAATGCTTTACCGTTTACAGGGTATAAATATCCAACTCGCAAGGGCTAAGCAGCGCCTGAGGGAGATTACAAACTCACCAAGTTTTGGGCCTGAGGATATTGATGACTACTTCACGGAGAGAAGAAGGGAATATGCTGCAATTGGTCTTAATGCTGCTAGCATGGTTAAAGAGCTCAGAATAAAATTTAAAGTTCCACAAAGGGACGGTTGGAACCCAAGTGATACTATCATCGATAGCCTGAATCAAATGAACCGGCAGAGAGCAATCCTCCACCTTCGACGAATGGAAAGAAAAGCTCGGAGGATCATGGTGGCAAATCGCGAAAGAACGCAGATATGATTTAATAATTGGTAACCGCCTTCCGGGCGGTTTTTTATTGCCATCACCATGGGCAGACCCATCGTAATGGCGTTTTAAATTAGAGGTTTTTAGTTTGTTTTTTTGCTACCAGCTCTTTAACTGCAGAATCCAGTAACGATATCGTTTCTGGAGTTAACTGCCCGTTTTCAATGAGTGGTATCAGCAAAGAATAGCGATAGAGGTAGATCTCTGGGGCGGGGATGTTACCCGCTTTACCTTGCGCCGCTAGCTCTAGATGCTTCTCCCACTCTGTCATTGCCAATTTCATGGCCAGCTCAGCTATCCTCTTACGCTCCTCCGCTTTTCTCTGCAAATGGGAGTTCCATAATGTGAGAAGGCCGGACACAGCGGCAGATACGACAGCACTAGTAGCTACAAGAGTTAGCCATTCCATAGAGATCCTCCAAAGGCGTTTGAGGCATCTTAACAACAACACTAAGGAATTGTTATGGCAAAACCGGACTGGGGAGCGTTGCAAGACCAGTTCCTCGCCGACCATGCCAAAATGGGTATATCACCTAAAGAGTGGTGCGAAGCGCAGGGGCTGAATTATTCATCTGCGAAGCGCTATATCAAGATTGCGAATTCGCAGAAAACGACTACGAGGAAAACTGCGAATGCAGAAGTTCGCAAATCCTCAAAAAGCCAGCAGGCTAAAGCCCCGGCAGGTAATGGCGCCTTCGTTGATTCGCAATCTGATGAACAAGAAAAGCAGGGGGTGCTCAAGCCCCAGCATGAGCAATTCGCACAGAACATCGCGCAGGGAATGCCGCAAAAGGATGCAGCAATTTGCGCCGGTTTCGCCCCGAGCAACGCTGAAGCTCAATCATCTAAATTACTGAAACGTCCCGACGTTCGCCAGCGCATAAGAGAGCTCAGGCAGGAAGCTGCGCTTCTTGTTTCGTTCAATGCCAAAGACCTTGCTGATCTGTCATTCACGGCAGCGAAGGAAGCCAAGCAGGCTGGGAAGTATGGTCAGGTAGCGCCGAACATTAAAAACGCCGCGCAGTTGACCGGCATCGACATGAGCAACAAAACTGAAGTGAATGTCGACCTGGCTGGTCTCAGTTACGGAAAAGTTTGCATCGTCACCCCATCGTCATGCGAACCCGATGTGTGGGCTGCCCACATGGAAAAACTGCGTGAGGGAAAGGTGATAGCCCAACAATAATTGACGGCGTTCTTTACTCATTCAGTAGCGATTGGGTATTAGGCACCTTCTATGATTCTCCGATTGGCTCGGTACGATGGCGCTGGACTTATGGCGGTCGAGGCGGTGGTAAATCAGTGGAAATCGCCCGTGCGCTGGTATTGTTGGGCGCAATTGAGCCAATGGTCATCCTATGCGCTCGTGAGTTTCAAAACTCAATTAACGATTCTGTGCTGGCTCTGTTGGATGCTGAAATACACTCGCTTGGCTTGGCGCACTTCTACAAGGTCAAGAACAACGAGATAGAGGGTGCTAACGGTACCCGCTTTACCTTCAAGGGCCTGCGCAACAACATCCAAAGCATCAAGTCGATGCACGGTATCAAGATTTGTTGGGTAGAGGAGGCGCAAACTGTCTCGCAGGATAGCTGGGATATTCTCGGGCCTACTGTCCGTGCAAATAAATCTGAAGTGTGGGTGTCGTTCAACCCCCGCGAAGCATCTGATCCAACCTACTCCATGATGGAACGCCACCGAACGGATCCTCCCGACGGCGGCGCAATAATTACCTGCGTCAATTACACGAATAATGCCTTTTTCCCGGACGTGCTACGGCATGAGATGGAGTACTGCAAACGCATTGATTTTGAGGCGTACGAGCACATCTGGCTCGGTCTGCCGAAAGCGCTCAGCGAAGCGATCATCTTCTCGGGTAAGTATCGCATAGAGGCATTTCCTAGTGATTTATGGGAAAGCGCAGACAGGATATTTTTCGGGGCCGATTTCGGGTTTGCAAATGACCCTTCGACACTGCTGCGCTGCTTCATTATCGGGAGAAAGCTTTATATCGAGTACGAAGCCTATGGTATCGGCGTGGAACTCGATGACATGCCCGCGTTTTACGACCGCATCCCGCTCTCTCGAAAATGGCCCATTAAAGCAGACTGCAGCCGTCCGGAAACTATCAGCCATATCAAACGCAAAGGCTTCAATATTTCCGCTGCAAAAAAATGGTCAGGGAGCGTTGAGGACGGCATCACTCATTTGCGGGGCTTCGAATGCATCATCATCCACGAACGCTGCAAGCACATGGCTGATGAAGCACGCCTTTATGCGTACAAGGTTGATAAGAAAACGGGAGATGTCCTCCCCGACATCGTCGATAAGCATAACCACTGCTGGGATGCCGTCAGGTACTCACTGGATGGTTATATCAGGAAGAAAGGGAAGGGTATTTTCTCATGAAATGGTTTAAATGGTTCTGGCCTAAATCCTCAAAAATTATCGAAGAGTTAGCGCCAGTAGCGGAACCTGAGAAGAAAAAAACTTCAGGGGTATTTTCGACGCACGTCCAGCATAAGCATTTCACCCTGGATGACATCGAGAAAGCTGCTTTTCCTGTGCGTAATGCAACGGCGGTTAATAGTGAAGGCAGGGCGATGGATGAATCCTGCACGCAAGCGCCGTTAGCCGGCTATCGCTTTTCAACACTCGGCGGTGTGCCTGATAACGTTGTTGGCTGGTTCCTATCGCAAGGGTTTATCGGTTACCAACTCTGCGCCGTAATGGCTCAGCAATGGCTTGTTAACCGCGCCTGTAAAATTCCCCCAGAAGATGCCACGCGCAACGGCTGGAAGATTACCGGCATTTCTCCGGAGCAGGTTCAGCAGCTGGAGAAGATTGACCGGAAACGCGACATCAAGCGCCAGGTTCAGGAGTTTGCACGCTTCAACCGAGTATTCGGAATTCGTATCGCCATCTTCAACGTGAAGAGTGACGACCCTAAGTACTATGAGAAGCCGTTCAACATCGACGGCGTTGCGGAAGGGAGTTATCAGGGGGTCAGCCAGGTTGACCCTTACTGGTGCTCACCAGAGCTTGACGGCGTGGACGTGTCTGACCCTGCTTCACCTAACTTCTACGAACCGACCTACTGGCGCATTGCCGGGAAGCGATATCACCGCTCGCACTTAGTGATTATCCGTTATGCCGAAGTGCCTGACGTTCTGAAGCCGACGTATCAGTTTGGCGGCCTGCCACTACCCCAGCTTATCTGGGAGCGTGTCTATTGCGCTGAACGGTCCGCGAATGAGGGGCCGCAACTGCTCATGTCGAAGCGCATGAACGTCATTAATACAGACCTTGACGAAGCCATGGCGGATCCTGATGCGTACACGAAGAAGCAGCAACTGGCGGCAGAATCTCGCGACAACTTCGGGTTCATGAATCTCGGCACTGATGACGTTTACACCCAGCACGAAACATCCCTTGGTGATGTCGACACGGTAATCATGACTGAATACCAGCTCACGGCTTCAGTGGCTGAGATGCCTTCAACAAGGTTGCTCGGCACTTCCCCAAAAGGTTTCAACCCAACGGGGGAGTATGAAACAGGCGCCTACCGCGAAACGCTGGCCGGGATTCAGGAGCACCACGGCACGCCCTTCCTTAACCATCATTATCAGCTGCTGACCAAATCCGAATGCGGCGAGTGTCTCGATGTCGAGATTGTATGGAATCCTCTGGACGAACCGACCGAATCCGAACAGGCACAGACTGGCCTGGCGAAAGCACAGACCGCGCAAATCTGGCAGGACCTGGGAGTGGTGAGTGCAGAGCAGAACCAGCAGAAGCTGAAGGACGACGAGTCCAGCGGCTATGAATTTGACGAGGTGGATGATGGCGGAGACGCTGACGCCGAAAGACTGGCAAAACAAATCTCGACCCTTTTACAGCCCGCTGTACCTGGAACAGCAGTACCAGCGCCGACTGAGACAACTGGTCGGTTGGATGAAGGGCAACCTGACTGATGAGCTGCTGGCAACCGGCGGCCCGTCTCTCGATTCGAAACTAACAACTCTCTCAAGCCGATACGCGAATCTTTTCCGCGATTACGCCCCCGCGATGTTTGCCCCTGTTCTTGCTGGTGTCGACAAATCCACTCAGCGGCAATTTACCGCGCTGAAGCTCGACGACGCTATCAACGCAGACCAGCTGAAGGGTTACTTCCAGGATGCAGCGCAGAAGAACGCACAGCTTATTTCCACACTGCCAATGGAACACATCGAGCGGATAAGGAAAGCGGTCGCGGAGAAGCCTGGCGACTTATCGGCGCTGAGCGACATTCTGACGGATGCGGATGGAAAGCTGACGCGGCGCTCTATGAACCTGGCAATGGACCAGACACGAAAGGCATACAACGACACGGCCATGATGAAGGCTAAGTCTGTTGGCGCTAAGCGTGGCATCTGGATCCACTCCCACCGCGGGCCAGCGCATTCGCGACCGTTGCACGTTAAAGCGAACGGTAAAGAATTCGATTTGGATGCAGGGCTTCCAGTCGGCGACGAAGGCCAGAATGTCGTTCCCGGCGAGGAGCCGAATTGTCGCTGCACCTTCAAGCTGGTCATCGACTTTGGAGTGAAATAATGACAACCGGCGTTAAAGCCCTGGACCGTTCAGCGCGCGTTGTTGATGACAACGGGTGGATTAACGTCGAGGGAAATCCAATCAGCAAAGTCGGCGTGTTCGACTACCTCGGGAGTGAGATACCCGGCGCGCCAGACCCCAACAAAATTTATCAGGTGTACCGTCCAGCAGAAGAACTCAGCAGGCCAGAGACGCTGGAATCCTTCAAGTTAATTCCCTTCATCAACAATCACACCTGGCTCGGCGCGGAAGGTGCGAACCCTGGCGATGTGGGAGTGGACGGGATCGTCGGCGAGAAGGTTTATTTCGATTACCCATACCTGAAAGCCAACCTGCGCGTCTTCTCGGACGAATTAAAACAGGAGTTGGAATCAGGGAAATCACAACTATCACCGGCCTACAAATACGACGTTGAGCATGCTCCTGGCGTATTCGAGGGACAACAGTATCAGTACGTGCAGCGCAATCTGCGTTGCGGAAACCATCTCGCCCGAGTTGATGAGGGCAGAACAGGACCTGACGTCGCAGTGATGGATCAGGCCATTAACCAAAACTCCGACGGAGATAAAACGATGACTTTAGAGGAACTGATCGCCGCGCTCGGGAAACTGGATGCGACACAGCTTGCCGCTGTTATGGCTGCACTTCAGCAGATGAATCAGCCGGAAGCACCAACCGAACCAGTGGTGGATGAAGACCCTTCGAACCCTGCGCCAGCACCTGCGGAAGATGAAGACCCGAATGCACCAAAGGCCACGGATGAAGATCCAGCAGCACCAAAGGCTGAAGATGAAGAGCCTGGCGAAGCAAGCAAAGCACAGGATGCGAAAATCGCGGCGCTGACCAAAGAACTCGGCAACTTGAAGAAACAAGTTAAAGCCCAGGACACTGGCGCGCTGCTGAAAGAACTCGGTAAGCGTAATGAACTGGCAGCTCGCCTGACTCCACATGTTGGCGCTTTCGCTTGCGATTCGATGGATACGCTTGCGGTCGCGAAATATGGGCTCGAAAAACTCGGCATCAAAGGTGTTTCCTCCGGCCACGAAGTATCTGCGCTGAATGCGGCGCTGGCAATGAAGACCGCTCAGCCAGCTACCGTCGTCGCCTTTGGTATGGATAGCGTGGCGAACAAAGCTAATGCTGTCTCATCTGTAATTGATGATCTTTAAGGGGAATAGCATGTCATTTCAAAAAACAGTACCTGACGATCTGGCCTGGGGCATTCCCGGAGAACAGGCGTTAGCTGGTGATGTTCGCGCCGAGCCGTTTAGCCTCAAAGAGGGTTATAGCGGTGTTCAGGGTAAACGCGTGCCATATGGTGCGGTAGCGATTACCCAGGCTGCCGGAGATAACGGCATCGCTTCTATTGGTGGTGATGGTGTGTATATCGGCATTCTGTCTGATCCGAAACAATTCGCTGCATACACGTCCCTCGGTGGCGAAGCTCCTGGCATTGCAGAAGGTGCGGCGCTTGAGGCTGTATCGCAGTCGCCTGGTATGTGGATGGAATTAACCACCGATGCTGCCATTGGCGATGCGATCGCTTACCTGGATGACGGCACCCTGGTGGCCGCACCAGCATCGACAGCCCCTGACGAAGCCACGCTGATCCCCGGTTCCCGCGTCGTGCGATTCAACGTAAACACTGGTGTGGCAATAGTTTCTCTTGTGCAGCTTCCGACCCCGGCGGCAAAGCCAGCAGCTTAACGGACGCCGGAACGGTTCAGTTAAGCGTGGATGGTGAAACATGGAACTCGTCATTTCCTGATGGGTTCCTTGTTGCAGGTTCCAGTGTGGATTTCTATGTGCGCGTCAATCCTGACTCAATGGTGGATGCTGACGACGGTTCATATGAATACGATTTCCTGATGACCGGTGCAGCTGGCGGTTTATCGCTGATTAACTCTCAGCGCGATATGGCGCACGTGACAGGGACAACTCCCGCTGATCAGGTTGGCCTGACGCTAAATATTGAATGCACAGTGATTGATTCCGCAGGCAACTCGCTGGACTCAACTCCCGTATCAGGTGACTGGGAATAGTCGGCAGAAGATCTGACCTGACAGAGAACATCAACGCACCCATCACCAGCAGAATAATTCGAAGGAAATAAAAATGCGTAAAACTTCAACGGTGCATAAGCGCCTGTCTCCGGCTGCCGCACTTTTACTGCAAAGTAAGCTGCGTGGCGTAGCCATGGACTCTATGGAGAGCGTTCGTTCGCTGTCTAAGATCGGCATCCATATGTCCGAGTTCGCTGCAAAGACCTATGCCCAGGCGTATGGGATGGACGCCGCAGTAACGATTCCCGGCCTCACGGTTAATGCGGCACAGGGAAACAGCCCGTACATGCAGTTCCTGCAAAGCTGGCTTCCAGGCCAGGTGCAGGTTATCACTGCTGCACGTAAAGCTGATGAACTGATGGGCGTCGTTACTGCCGGCGCATGGGAAGACGAAGAGGTCATCCAGGAAATTCTGGAACTGGTTGGTGTAGCGCAGCCTTACACCGACCACGGAAACATTCCTTTGTCGAGCTGGAACCTGACCTACGAGAAGCGCGGCGTTGTCCGTTTCGAAGAAGGTATTCAGGTTGGCGAGCTTGAAGGCCTGCGCTCTGGTCGTATTGGTGTCGACTCGTCCGGAACCAAGCGAAATGCAGCATCGCTGGCGCTGGAAATCTCCCGCAACCGTGTGGCGTTCTACGGCTACAACGGGGCAACGTCTTATCCAATCTACGGCTATCTGAACGATCCTAACCTTCCTGCGTATATCACTGTTTCTGCTGGTGCGGCGGGAACAACTTGGGATAAGAAGACCTACGCTGAAATCGTGCGAGATTTGCTTACCGGCCTGTCTGCGCTTCGTACCAAGTCGAAAGAGGTTATTGACCCGACATCGACGCCGATCATCCTCTCGGTAGCGTCTGACAAGGTGGATTATCTGTCCACGCCGAATGAGCTGGGCGAAACGCCGTATGACTGGCTGAAAGAGAACTATGCGAACGTGACGGTTAAGTCAGCGATTGAACTGAATGACGCCAACGGCGGCGCGGACGTGTTCTATCTCTATGCGGAGAGCGTGGGCGATTCCGGTACTGACGGCGGCGGTGTGATTGATCAGATTGTTCCTTCCCGCTTCCGTGCGCTGGGTGTGGACACGTCCTGCAAGCTGGTCACCGAGGACTTTACCAACGCGACATCTGGCGCGCTGGTGAAACGTCCTTTTGCTGTTTATCGCGCAAGCGGTATCTGATTAAACGGGCTGCTACGCGGCCCTTTTTTTATTTCTGGAGAACACTATGCCAGTCGTTTATTCATCCTGTACCGCTGATAATTTTTTCCCTGTCTGGAATGGCCACGCCCGCAAAGATACTTACGATAAAGGCGTCCTGATTAATGGTGGCGCAAACCGCCAACATAAAAAAACACTGGAAACACCCCGCGGTGTGGCAACCCTGGTTTCTGCAGAAGAGCTTGAATTATTGAAAGCAGATCCTGCGTTTCAGGGATTCGTTAAGCGCGGCTTTATGAGCTACGACGAAAAAGCGAAGAACACTCACGATGCCGAAGAAAAAGGCTCGGAAATGGATAAGGACAAATCCGCTCAGGATACCCCTCAGGATTACGCGAAGATGGGTAAAAAGGCTCCGAAAGAGGAGAAGTAACCCATGATCGACGTCGACGAGTTCAGGGAGAAATTCCCGCAGTTCGTTAACCCAGTGCTTTATCCCACGGACAACATTTTGCTGATGGCCGACATGGTGGACTGCTACATCGACGTCGGTAACCGCTGGTTCCGCTGCGTAAAGTGTCAGGAGCTGATGACCGAGTTGTTGACGGCACACTTACTGGTGATTAACGGTACGCCCGTGTCACCCGCCAACGGCGCGACAGGTATTATCAGCAACGCGACAGTCGGCTCCGTCAGTGTGGGCTTTTTCAACGCCTCATCCAGTAAGGGGGCGTTTATGTCCTGGCTGGGTAAAACGCCATACGGCGAACAGCTGGCGGCGCTGCTGGCGCGTTTATCGATTGGTCTGGGATACATCGGCGGCTCTCCAGAGCGGCGTGCATTCCGGAAGGTGGGAGGGCGGTTCTGATGAGCGGTCTCAGTGAACTGATTAAGCGAGTCGAGGCGATGGGAAAACTCAAAGCCGAAGTGGGCTGGCTGGATAGCGCCAAATATCCGGATGGAACCCCTGTCGCCCTGGTTGCACAGACGCAGGAATACGGCAGCCCGAAACAACGCATCCCGCCTCGACCTTTCGTTCGTCCGACAATTGCCGAGCAGAACGGTGAATGGTCCCGGCAGATGGGGATCGGTGTGAAAGCTGTCGCTGGCGGTCACCGAACGCCGGAGCAGGTTTTTGAAGCGCTGGGTGAGCTGGCGGCTGGCGATGTCCGCATGACCATTACGCAGGTGAACACACCGGAGTTGGCTGATTCCACGAAAGCGGGCCGCGCCCGCCAGGGGCAGGAAACCGAAAAGCCACTCCAGGCTACAGGGCTGATGCTGGCGACCTGCACGTCGATCGTTAAGGAGAAATGATGTTCGTTCCAGGCTCAAACCTTCTCGGCATTGCTCTCAGTGCTATTAGTCCAACGGTAGGCGTTCAGATTAAGCGCTTCCTCGGGCAGCAGGAAAACAGCGCAGGCAGAACCATTAACGCATATGGCGACCCTGAGCCGCTGCCCGGCGCATCAGTCCAGCCTCTCTCCTTCAAGGATATTCAGCAGCTAGGACTGACAACCGGGCGAGAGTATGTGACGGTGTGGATCCAGACCGGTGCGCATTCAGCTTACCGCGGCGGCGCATCAGATTTAATTATCTGGAACAACGCTGAGTGGCAGGTACAGCAGCCAACCTCGTGGACGGTTCAGGACGGCTGGACACAACTGGTGGCGGTCAAACAATGAATGAAATTTACGTTTTGCTTCGGCAGGTGCTGCTTGGCGAGTTTGCGCGCCAGGGAATGCCAATACGGGTGATGCAAAGCTATGCAGGCGTATCTTCCGGGCCGCCAGATGTGCCAGCTCTCGTTATGCATCACATAGCCTCTGAGCGCGTAGGCTGGCAGTCACGTGACGCGAAAATCGTTGATGGTGAATCACTGGTTATCGAAAAGCAGAACGTTGCAGAGACGATTCAGTTTAATGCAGTGATGCCGTTCGTTAAGCCGGAAGATGAAACAGAAGATACCCCAACCGTGCAGGGCGTGCTCACGCTGGCGTCAATGGTGCTCCAGAGCAAAACCATGTTGGATGCGCTTAAAGGCGCAGGTATGGGGATGCAGGTCGTTAAACCGATTATCTCGAATTACATTCAGAACGAAAAGGAGCAATGGGAGAACGTCCCGAGCTTCGATTTGATTGTCTGCCACAAACTCACCCTGACGCACGCCATCGGCGTCGTTAAAGAATTTACCAGCGGATTTTACCGCGTTTAAAGAGGCTTGCTGATGAGCATTCCAATGAAAAAATACGTGGACATTACGTCCGGCGTAGGGGCTGGTGCGTCTGTTAAAGAACGTGAACTTATTCTCCGGCTATTCACGACCAGCGCAGCAGTACCAGCAGGAACTGTCATGGAATTCACAGAGGTGGATGACGTGGCCACAACCTTCGGAACCGAGTCCGAAGAATATCGTCGTGCAGTGCTGTATCTGGGTTTTGTGTCCAAAATTATCACCAAAGCGAAGAAAATTTCATTTGCACATTATGACGCAGAGTCCGGCGGGGCAGCGCCTTCGATTGTCGGTGGTACGGCATTAACCACTATAGCAACCTGGCAGGCGATTACCGATGGCTCGGTTCGCATTGAAGTAGGGCAAAGTGATTACCTGCTTGCCGATCTAGATTTTACCGACGCCGCGTCGTTAGCCGATGTTGCTGACATCATTCAGGCTGAGCTGAAAACATCCCTCGGCGATGCCACGGTCACTTACGATGCCATTACTCAGAAATTCAAAGCAGCGTTCGTAGGGCACGCGGTGCCGGCAGCCATCAGCATTCTGTCATCTGATTCCGGTACTGATATTGCTGATAACCTTGGATGGACAGTTGCCAAGGGAATGGTTACGTCTGCTGGTTCCGCTGCAGAAACGGTAATGGATTACGTCGTTGAGGCTGATGAAATCAGCGATAACTACGGGTCATTTGGGTTCTGTGGTGAACCGTTTGAGCTGGACACCGTCAAACAAATCGCAGCCTGGAACAAAGCGCAGAACGTCAAATATCAGTATCTGGTCCCAGTCAAAAAAGCCGATTACGCCGACTGGTATAACGAATTACAGTCCTATGGCGGTTGTGCGCTGACTATCGTGGCTGACACCAATTCTGAGTTTGATGAGCAAATCCCCGGAATCATTCTGGGAGCAACGGATTACAACCAGCGTAACGCCAGCCAGAACTATATGTTCCAGCAGGTCAGCGGTATTTCGCCGAAGGTAGACAGCAGCACTGAAGCCAATGAAATCGACACAACACGTGTGAACTATTACGGGCGCACGAAGAACGCTGGGCAGCCCATCGATTTTTACCAGAACGGCTACCTGTGCGGGACTTCAACCGACCCGCTTCAGATGAACGTATATGCGAATGAACAGTGGTTCAAAGCCGCAGCTACGGCGGTCCTGATGACCGGGCTGCTTTCACTCCCGATCATCCCTGCCACCGAAGAAGGTCGAGCCATTGTGCTGGGCTTGCTCCAGGACCCGATTTCACGCGCGCAGTTCAACGGAACGATTAAGGCCGAAAAGGATCTCAACGTCACTCAGAAAGCCTACATCATGCAGATCACCGGTGACCCGTTAGCCTGGCATCAGGTCCAGTCTATTGGTTACTGGCTGGATGCTTCCGTGCAGGAGGAAGCACAGCAGAACGGCACGACGAAGTACATCATCGATTACACGCTGCTTTATTCGAAAGCCGATGCGGTGAACAAAATTACCGGCCGTGACATCCTGATTTAACCATTCCTATAGAGCCGCCAAGTGCGGCTTTTTTAATGGAGATAAACGATGCAAGACATCTCTGGCTTCGGCCTACAGGTTCGCGTAATTGCGAGCAAAACCTTTCCGGCAGGATTCACCGTTACTGCATTTGCTGACGATTCCGACCCTTTAGACCTTCCAGCGCTCCAAATCAATGATGGTGCGGGCGGGCTTAATGGCGATATGGTCACGTGGTCCACTCATAACCTGATCGCGCTTGCGCTGGCTGTAATCCCCAAATCTGAGGACGACAAAAACCTCGCGGTGATTTACGAAGCCAATCGGGCCGCACGTGGCAAAAAGCCTGCGAAGGATGTGATAACCATCGTTGGTATCTACCCCGATGGATCCACTATTACCCTGACTCCAGGGGTCATCAAAGACGGCCTTCCTGGTAACGCCGTTGCTTCAGCCGGCCGCTTCAAATCCAAAGTGTATAACTTCCTGTTCGAAGGTATGAGCCGAGTGGAGGCGTAACGTGGCTGAATTGCTAAACCCAAAAAGTGTCGAAGTCACAGACCGCAACGGGAATAAGTGCTCGTATATCATAGGCCAGTTCCCCGCCATCACTGGTCGGGAGATTGCTGCTAAATATCCGACGTCTATCGCCGCGCTGGCGAAACAGTGGGAAGAAAACCAGTACGGCGAGAATGAGAAAATCATGCTCAAGGCAATGTCCTTTGTCGATCGCGTTCTGGAAGATGGCAGCACCATCCGCCTGACGACCGCCGCGCTGGTAGATAACCATGTGAGTGACGCCGAAGCATTAATGCGCCTTGAACGTGAGTTGCTGGAACACAATTTCTCTTTCTTCGAAAAGTTCACCCGCTCCATTTCCTCAGGCGGTATCGTTCAGAATATGCTCAAGTTGATTACGTCAACGCTGACAGCTTCATTGCAACGATCCTCTCAGCAGGACAAGCAACCCTGACAGAACTGAAAACCTCCGTCACACTCGAGGAGGCTTTTCAGCTGTGGGAAATTGTCATGACCACGCGATTTAATGAGTGGTGGGCAATGGAGCAGAGCAAAAAACGGAAAGTTTAGCTTTGAAAAATCAATGAACTTACATTCTTAATCAAATTGTGAACAAATCCGACACGGTGATATTATCCCTGCACCTTTGCAAAGGAGTTTTGGGAAATGTCCTATATCGATTCAAATTTGATTGGAAGTGAAGAGGTGTTATACCGCGGTAAAGTTACTTTACTGGCTTGGATCCCTTGGATTATATGGGGGCTAATTTTTGCAGTGTTTAGCTTTGGGATTGGATTAATCCTTATTCCATTTGGATACCTGGTGCTTCGCTCGAGCGAGGCCGGTATTACTAATAAAAGACTGATTGCCAAGTCTGGTCTCATTAAACGTAATACAGTCGAAATCCCGATCAAAAAAGTATCAAGCCTCCAAATCAGGCAGGGTATCTTTGGGCGAATTTTCGGATATGGCTCCCTGGTGATCAGTGACACAGGTTCCGCGCACGCGCCAATCCGCTACATCAAAAACCCTATGCGTTTCCGTCAGAAATTCTTCGAGACTCAAGAAGCTGCCGAAGCTGCATAATCGAATGTAATGATTAAATGAAACCCCGCTCCGGCGGGGTTTTTTATTGGAGCAAATATGGGCGTCCTCGATACCTTTGTTTTCCTTCTGGAGACCGATAACAAAAACGCCCTGAAGGGGTTCAACGAAACTGACAAGGCAATGACTGAAGTTCAGAGCTCATCTGTTGATACCCACGATAAGATGCTGAACATCTTTACGGGAGTTGCTGAAAAAGCAGGATTTACGGTAGATAGCTTCAAAGAACTGGCGGTCGCGACGCTGGGCATCGCTGGTGCTGGCCTGTCACTCAATGCAGTGCTGGACCACACGGCAGAGATGCTGCAAAAAGTTAGAGATGCCGAAACCGTTGGCGTGGACATCAGCCAGTATGATGCGCTATCCCGTACGTTTCAGGCGCTGGGCGTTGAGGCTGATGCCTTCCGCGACTCGATGGTGGACCTTAACGAGTCATTAGGGGAGGCCGCAACTGATGGCAAATCTGGGAAGGCGCAGGCATTTCAGCAATTTGGTATTTCACTGCGGGATACGAAGGGAAATATAAAATCGGCTGATGAAGCGCTGCTAGAACTGTCAGACACCATGTCGAAGATGGACAAGCAGCAGGCTACTTTCCAGATTAAGCAGCTCGGTATCACCGATAATGCCGTCATTTCTGCAATGCTCAACGGGCGTAAGGAGCTTGAGCGTCAGATTAAATTCCAGAAAGACCTCGGCGTTACGTCGAAAGAAGATGCCGAACAATTAAAACGGTTTGCTGAAGCTCAAAATGAACTTTCAGCCATATTTACTCGCTTTGCCGATGCCCTGTCAGTATCTGTTGTTCCCGCATTAGACCTGCTGATTAATACCACCATAGAGGCGATTAGATGGACTAAAGAGCACAAAGGTTTTTTGATTGGTGCATTTGGTGCGGCTACTGTGGCGTTGATAGTGGCAAATATCGGAAAAATAACCGCCGCTATGAAATTGTTAAGTGTGCAGACACTTCTTGCCACATGGCCTTTGTTGCTCATAGTGGGTGCGATTGTTGCAGTCGGGCTGGCAGCTGATGATCTCTGGACATATTTCAATGGCGGCGAGTCGGCGATAGGTGAATTGGTTAAGAAATTCCCCGCGTTAGGGACCGCTCTGGAGAAAATTAAAGATACCTTTATCGAAGCATGGAATGCGTTAAAGCAGCTATTTGATAACCCCGGCGCTTTCATGGATGCGTTCGTTGCCGAACTGCAAAATAGCTGGAACGATATTGTATCCATGACAGAGAACGCAGCTGACCAGGTTTGGCAGGCGGTGGTCAAAGCCTGGGATAAGCTATCCTCCAGTACCAAAAAAGTGTTTAGTGATCTTCTTGCCTATGTGAAGGATATTTTCAGTCATATAGGGGATTACATTTCAGACAGCGTCAGCAACGCAGCGAAAGACGCCGGCAATGCTGTTAAAAACTTTATTGGCCTTGGTGATGACGAACCAGATCCAGAACCAAAGGAAACCGCACCAACGGAACCCGCACCGAAGGAAACCGCACCCCGTCAGAAGGAAAACACGCCAGGTGGGAAGGATATGCTGATTCCCGGAGATGATCCTGTCCAGGAAAAACCTGTCCCGCCAACAGGAAGGGAGCGTAAAAGTAAATCTGACGATGACCCTCTTCAGCAAAGCGCCTCGCTCGCAGGTAATGCACATAAAGCAATAACTACGGCTGCTGCGATGCCCGTTATACCACCTAACTCGGCGGCCATTTCCGGCGCACGTACCACTACCGTCAGCAATCAGCAGCATATCGATAATGTGAACATTACTACCGGTTCCGGTGACCCGCAGCAGATTAGTTCTGCGGTGAGCAATGGCATGGGAGACAGCGTTCGCCAGATGACCGCGCAGTACGACGATGGAAGGAGTCATTAATGTCTTCGTTTTCCGACTTGATGAATACCGCCTCAGGCGCGATGTCTTCGTACAGTATGGCGATGGCATCGTTTGCGGTGGATGTTGTCCGGATAACTGATGAGTATGGCACCCAGTTGTTTACTGAGGCCAGGGCAATGCGCGCCGCGGTAAACCGCTCTTCAACACTTTGCGATCACCCACTGGAAACCGGAAACACCACCGCTGACTTCAAAGTGATCAAGCCAAACGTGGCGCAGCTGACCATGTTTATTCCGGCTGATGCCTATGGTTCTGTCTACCAGGAGATCGAGCAGGCGTACACCGACAGCACTTCGCTGATTGTTCAGACTCGGGCGTCTTCATTCGCCAACATGGTCATTACTGACATGCCCCATGATGAAGCGCCAGACCTTGGCGATACTGTCGCTGTAACGCTCACTATTAAAGAAGTCGTCTGGTTTACAACGTCCACCGAAACGATGCCCGCGAAGGAAGTCGCTGTTTCACCAAAATCGGCGAAGACCGGCGGCACGGCTAAGCCGGATGCGGACACCGTCAAACAGGGTCAGAAAAGCACAACTGATCCATCGGCAGCGACACAGGGAAAAGTGGAATCAGAAGTTCATGGGTGGTTCTGGTGAAACAAATTCCTTTAAAGGTTTATCCCCGACAATCGCTGTCTGTGGTGCTGGAAGGCTCGCTGTACGAAATCAGCCTCAAGGAGTGCAGCGGCATCATGGCTGTGACAGTCGTTCGGGATGGTGAGGGCATAGTGAGTAACAGGCGTGCTGTTGCAGGTATGCCGGTGATCCCGTCACGGTACCTGAATGACGGAAATTTCATTCTGCTGACTGACAACGATGAGCTGCCGTACTACACCGAGTTCGAAGGCTCGAACGTGCTCGTATGGGTAACGAACGAGGAGATTGATAATGCTTGATGCCAGAATCCTCGAAGTGGGCATTGAGGTTAACGGCGAGATGAAGTTTTACAGTGGCGCGGCGATTTCCGTGAAGATCAACAAGTCCACTGATACGAAGCAAAATTCCTGCAGCGTGGAAATCGACAACATGCTTCTGGATACTGTTGATTATCTTGTCACTGAAACCTCACCATGGAATCCCAGCCAGAAACCGAAACTTATCTCCATTCGTGCTGGCCGGCAGTCTACCGGAGTAGAGAATATCTATAACGGCGACGTCGTCCAGGCCGACCCCAGCATGCCGCCAGACCGAAAACTGAGCATGAAGGCGCTGACACAGGACGGCGCAAAGTATAAATGGACGTCCCGCGCATCCCCCAAGACCATTCAGCTGTCAGAGCTCTGCAAGCACGTAGCTTCTGATTACTCTCTTGCGCTTCGTTTTGAGGCGAAAGACAAGACGGTTGCCAACTACGTTTACAACGGTTCAACAGCGCAGCAAATCAAGAAGCTCGAACAGGTCGGTGATGTTGACTGCTTCATCGATGATGACTTTCTGGTTGTGAAGGATTACGGGAAAGGCACGAAGGGTGAGGTCCGACTGATTTCCAAAGATACCGGCATGATCGGAAACCCTGCACCTGACGATAAGGGTGTGAAAGTGCGCATGCTGTTTGACCCGTCTATCAAGCTGGGCCAGCAGATTGAAATCCGTTCAGAAGTGAACAAGTCGGTAAATGGGCAGTACGTTATTTACAACATGGCGATCAGCCTCACCACTCACGATAAAGACTGGTATCTCGACTTGTCGTGCAACAACGACAACATCAAGTCCATAACAGAACAGCGGGAGGCGCAGAAGAAAGCGAATGCCAAATCCAGCACCTAGCCGCAGACCTGGACAAGATAACGAACTAACCGGCGCGATGGACCTTGTCCTGCGCAAATTCCTTCTCGATGTTGATGACATGCTACCGGCGCGAATCGTTTCTTACGATCGAGAGAGGAATCGGGCACAAATCGAAATTCTCTATCGCGTCACTATGACCGACGGCTCCATGAATCCACTGATGGCCCCAGCCGAAGTCCCTGCTCTGGTGATGGGTGGCGGCGGTATGTGCCTGACGTTCCCGCTTAAATCCGGTGACCTGGGTTGGATAAAAGCCAGTGACCGTGACATGTCACTGTTCCTACAGTCTTACGAAGCGGAGCCGGGCAACACAACCCGGCTTCATTGTTTTGAGGACGGGGTATTCATTCCTGATGTGATGAAAGACTTCGTGGTGTCTGATGGTGCTGCGGCGACATTGCAGACCCTGGACGGCACAACGTCGGTCGCAGTGAAACCCGGCAGCATCGTTTTGACTGTTGGTTCAACCACCTTCTCAATCAGTGAGTCGGGAATTGTCTCGAACAAAAAAATTCAGGCGCCTCAGTTCACCGACGGCAATCTGAATCTGGTTGGTCACGATCATACCAATCCGGAGGGCGGGGACGTTGGCCCTGCGAAGAACCCATGAAAACTTTTGCCACGAATGACAATTACGATATCTACATCGGTAATGATGGAAATCTGGCTATGGCGACGGATCTCGAAGCCGTAAAGCAGACGTGCGAACACGTATCTCGAACAATCCTTGGCGAGCTGCCCTATGCGCAGTCCCGCGGTATCCCTTTCTCGCAGTTGTCGCTTAATGCGAGCTCGAACACGGGTCTGTATGACATGTACCTGAGGAAGGTATTGAAAACGGTGCCCGGTGTAACAGGCGTCGGAAACATCGCATTCCAGCTTGATGGCGAAAATCTGGCGTATTCAGTCGAGATTAAAACCGAATATGGAACGGAGAAGATTAGTGGCAACTTATAAGTATTTGTCACCTGAGGGGGTGATTGTCCCGGATACCTCGGAGATCCTTTCCGATACGGAAAGTGAATGGAAATCGACGTTTGGTGATGACCTGGACGTTACCGATGACACTCCACAGGGGCAGGTGATCGCTAGCGATGTGGCCGTTCGTTCCGAGGTGGTTTCCAACAATGCCGCCGTCGCTAATCAAATCAATCCTAATTACGCAGGGGGCGTTTTCCTCGATGACATTTGGGCGCTGACCGGAGGGAAACGCAGGCAGGCAACTTACACCCTTGTGGACAGCGTAGCGCTAACTGGTGTTCCTGGCGTTGTTATTCCATCAGGATCCAGAAGGGCCACAACAGCCGGTGATTTGTTTCAGCTGCTCACGACCGTGGTGCTGAGCAATGACGGTACCGGCACAGGCGACTTTCAGGCGCTCGAGCCCGGCCCGGTTGCCTGCCCGGCGCATGCGCTTACTAAACCGGTATCCGGTTACACTGCGGTGGGTTGGGAAACGTCAGATAACTTGGTGGCCGGAACCCTCGGAGCGGAAGAGCAATCCGATTTATCAGCGCGAAAAGAGCGCCGGCAGACACTGGCGTTACAGGGACGGTCCATCTCAGAGGCTGTGTATTCAAACGTTCGCGCGGTTGAAGGCGTTCGCTCGTTGTCCTTCAGGGAAAATACGGATTCTGAAGACCAGACTATCGATGATATCGATCTGGTTGGACACTCTGTTTGGGTTTGCGTCGATGGAGGTCTTGATCAAGATATCGCTAATGCTTTGTACTCCTCGAAGACAGGAGGAGCGGCATGGAATGGCGATGTATCCGTTGAAGTGACGGACCCATGGTCAGGCCAGAAAAGTAATGTTCTGTTTGACCGACCAACGGCGGTACCCGTAATGGCGCGTTTCACTGTAGCTGCGAAAGGGAGCAGTACTGGAGATCCGGAATCGGTCATCAAAGAAACGGTAGTTCAGTACGCGTCAGGGCAACTTGAGAATGGTGAAGAGGGTTTTGTGCTCGGCACGGATGTGTCGCCGTTCGAACTGGCTGCTGCTGCGAATACTGCATCACCGCAGATCTTCATCAAGAGTGTTGAAATTTCGCTTAAGTCATCAACTCCTACCTGGTCAAAAGACGACATCCCAATCGGCCTAAATGAGAAGGCAACGATTCAGGAGGACGACATCATTGTGGTGACCACATGAAAATTCAGCAATTCGATTTCAGCCTCGACCTGATGAAGGTCGTCAAATGGGAATATGACCAAGCTCCAAACCTGATAAATATCCTCAACCTGAAGCAAGAGTGGTATAGAGCGAACCACGAACAGTTCTGGGTCGCATGGGAACGTGATGTATTCAACCTCCTGACGGCGAATGACTTTGGGCTAAACGTCTGGTCTATCATCCTTGAACTCCCTCTCTATTCAGTTTCCGGTGCGAGCCCAACAGATTACCCGGCATTTGGGTTTGCAGACTTCGGTCTGAACTTTGGTAACAGCAACTTTGCTACTGATGCGGATACCGTTAACCGGCTCAGCGTTGAGCAAAAACGCGATCTTTTGCGAATGCGCTGGTGGCAGATAACGTCTGACGGCTCCATGCCATCTATAAACCACGCGCTAAATGATGTGTTTGGTGCTGATGTCTATGCACTCGATGGTCAGGATATGACTATCACTGTGGTGTATCAGAAGGTGCTGCCAAATTTAATGATGAACCTGCTTATAGAGTTCGATCTCATTCCTCGGCCATCAGGCGTTTTGATTAATCACCTTGTTAAACCTCGTGACGCATTCGGCTTCGCCAATTACGGCCTGAACTTCGACCAAACCAATTCTCAATTCGGAAATTAACGATGACTTCACTTATCAGAATCCCCTTTGCTGATTCAGGGGATAAATCAGCCGTGCCTGAAACAGACGCGACCGGCGGCGTAAACATGACGCAAGGGTATGGCCAGGCATACTCACTTGACCCGGCAACCGATCCCAGCGCCAAGCGTATTGAGCGCGAAATGATGAATGGGCTCTTCAACCTTATTACAGCTGCAATCAGTGAAATGCAGTCTGCTGGCGTAACGCCGTTTATTACTGAAGACGATAATGACGGTACTGCGTTCTCTTACGGTAAAGGGGCGATGACCATTCTTGGTGGGGTGGTTTATCAATCCCTCGAAGATGCCAACACTACAACGCCGCCAGGGGCCAAGTGGGCCACACTGGCGAACCTCTCAAATGCTCTGTCTCGTCAAAACCCTTTTGGTGACATTAAGGCCGACGGGACGGTTAATACGGCTCTCGCAAACCTCGGTTTGGGAACGGGCTCTAAAATGCCTGCCGCAACCGCTTTAAACAGCACCGTGGGTTATATTGCTATCCCTGTGTTGGTAGGGAACACTCAGCGATCTGTATTCTTTCAATGGAGAACTGTATCTATTCCTCAGTCGTCTGATGGGACCCTACTTGTAGTCGATTCGACTTGGCCTGTTCCTTTCCCTACGGATTGCCTGTCAATAATGCAAGCGCTGAATAACTCACTTATTTACACAACAAGTGGAACTCCTTTTTCAAGCGCAAGTATTGTGGACAGGTCAAAATTCAAAGTGGCTTCTGCATATTCTAAATCTCAATCAACTGTAACGGTGTGGGGAGTTGGTTATTAATGAACAATTATATTTATAGCCCTTCTCAAAATATGATAATTCCAGTGGCATTAAAGCAATTCTATGTTGATGCCGGTTCTTGGCCCAATGATCCCGTTGAAATTACTGACGAAACAGCAGAAGAATACTGCCAGCAATTCCCGCAGGGCAAGACATTGTCGCACGATGATAATAATCAACCGTGCTGGATTGATTTACCTCCACCGACGCATGAAGAAGAAGTGGCCGCAGCAGATGCGCAGAAACAGCAGCTTATTGACCAGGCCAACGCTTACATGAACAGTAAGCAGTGGCCCGGTAAGGCCGCGCTAGGACGGCTGAAAGGAGACGAGTTGGCTCAGTACAGCGCCTGGCTGGATTACCTCGATGCGCTGGAGGCTGTTGATACTTCCAGCGCGCCGGATATCGAATGGCCTACAGCTCCGACTCAATAACATCTACAAGTACAGGCTCGCCCTTATTATTAACGGCGAGCATTTTCCCTTCTGGTATTTCGGTTGTGGTGAAAAACCAGTTGTCATCCGGCAATTCGATTGCTGCGGTCGTATCATGAAAACCGGGAATAACTTCAGTCATAGTTTCAGAATTAAACAGGCGCACAATAAACTCTCCAGGAAAAGGCATAAGAAGAAATAGAACCGTCAAATCTTTGGCAGCGAGCCTGAAATCCACTTTTAGTTGTTAAAGCATCAACTACCATTGAAACGTGTACTTGATTAGTTGTTACAGGGTCTACAGAAAGACGTTCACCGATAGAGATAAACCGACTTATTGCCGGTAACTCAATTGGGTAGGTAACTGTTGCTAACCCTCCCGAATTTGGCGGAGCGGAACCAAACACCTCTACAGCTCCATCCGAATAAATGATCCAGGAGCCATTCGCATTTGCTCCACGACTCTTAACGTATACAGCCTGGCTCAAACCGAGGTTTGCGAGAATGATAAAAACCGCTTCTTCTGGCATTGTTTCGGCTTTTGCCGGGAGGGGAAGGGGTGCTTATTGGCTACGTAAGGGTGTCAACAAATGACCAGAACACAGCGCTACAGAGAAATGCTCTGGATAGCGCAGGATGTGAGCTGATATTCGAGGACAAAATTAGCGGCAGAACGTCGGACAGGCCAGGACTAAAAAAGCTACTCCGAACGCTATCAGAGGGCGATACGCTGGTGGTCTGGAAACTGGACCGGCTTGGACGCAGCATGCGACATCTTGTCGTTCTGGTGGAGGAGCTGCGCGAACGAGGAATAAATTTCCGAAGCTTGACCGACAGCATCGATACCTCTTCACCAATGGGACGATTCTTCTTTCATGTCATGGGTGCCCTGGCCGAAATGGAAAGGGAGCTGATTGTCGAACGGACTCGAGCCGGGTTAGCAGCTGCGCGCGCAGAAGGTCGTATCGGTGGAAGGCGCCCAAAGCTTTCCGCTGAACAATGGTCGCAGGCTGGAAGATTGATTGCATCCGGCGAGTCTCGTCAGCGCGTGGCAATGATTTATGATGTCGGGGTGAGCACGCTATACAAGAAATTTCCTGCTGGCTCTCAGCAACAGTAGCTTTACGGTGTGTGCCATTTTTGTGTCGCACACCCTAAATCACCTTCATTTAACTTTGATCATGTGACATCAACATAAGCAGTGTGAATGCGGAAATGTACATGTAAAACAGCTAGTTAAATGTGAATCTACTAATTCGTAATGCGAAGGTCGTAGGTTCGACTCCTATTATCGCACCATCTCATTCTGTCATAGCCCTCTGCCTGCCCATTCAGCAAACGAGTTTTTTACCATAACTTATGAATAGTCACTACAGGGCACTGAATATACGGTGTCGATATTTCGATGGAAATCGGAAGGGTTATTTCGGTGGGAAGGTCGCGCGTCGGGGGGATTAATTACACCTCGCCGCTCAGACGCGCGAATTTCTATTAGGACTGCGTGGCATCGTTGTTATTCGATTTGGCGGCTACCAAGCCCTTATCAGGATCGATGAATGCGCAATGCGTGTTTGAGGGGTGGGACTGCGATGCCGCCTCACACTGTTCCTGGCTGCTGTAGACCCCGATAACGTTGCTTTGAGTCGCGCCGGTGGCAAATGAGATAATCAAAACTAAGCCGTACAT